TGTTCTGTTTCTACCATAGCACTCGTTATTGCGTTTACTATCTTGGATTCATCAAACTCACATTCCCTACCATCTCTTTTAATCACTTTCATCTGACCACTCCTTGTGCAAAATCTTTAACAGGAACTATGCTTACAATTTCTGATATTATCTCACTACCCTCAATAGAGTATAAATAAGTTGTAACTTGTTGGTACTCGTCACTCCCCCAATCTATTGTTAGGCTTACTGGACAATTAAATTTAAACCCATCTACGTCTCTAACTGTAACTATATAGGTATTCATTTAACCCTCCTTTATTGATACACCCTATTATATCACAAACCCTACTCAATGTCAATACATAATTCTTTGAAATACGGTAAACTTTCACACCAATCTGTAAACACTCCCCACTCATCTTTCAACCTGTGATTTTTTCTTTGGTGATACATATTCATAAGTTCCTCATAATTTGTATTCCACATTCTTGTCTGGATAAAACTTTCTGGTAGTAGTCGCTTCATCCCGATAACGTATTTGTAATCATTAGTGTTTTCGTACATCTCCCTTAGGTAATTCAACTCTTGGAGAACCGTATCGAATACTCTGGAATATACCCCACTGTTCATCTCACCTAGGTAGAAATCATCTGTGGTAATTGGATTTTTGAAAAGAGTGTGCATGGTGGATTCTGAATTTTTAGTACCGAATTTATACGTGTCGGCTTCACTCCACCAATATCTCGGCATTGACACACTAGCCCATACTTGTATCTGTCTTAGGAATTTCCCGTGTTCTGAACCCCCTTTTACTAATGTTTTGGCAAGTTTCATATCGTTTTCGCCAATCACAAAACTCTCCCCGAATAAATCTATGTCTACTGAAAAACTATCCATTTTACTGTGGCTATTCATTGGATTACGCATACCATACAATGCTGGATAGAACCCTGCAACTTCCTCTGTGTTTATAAATATCATTCCCATATTATACCTCCACCCATTTAATTTTTCCTATTTTCCTGTAATAGTGTTCGGAAGAAACACTATCATCATTTAATCCGTCTAATGATGAATATGCGGTTACTTCTGTGAAATTTTTAGCATTTATTAATACATATGGATATAGTGGGTCATCTATTTCCACTACAATAGCATGATATTTAATGTCATGTTCTACGCACATTATTAAATCCCCAACTTCAATTCTTTCCACATCACTCACTCTCCTTTAATTCTTTATTTATATACAACCTTAACCATTTTAACCCACCAATAGCATCAGTTATTGGGTTTGGACACACATACATTCCCTTTTTATTCTCATCATCAATTTTGTGTAGTTCTTCAATAGCAATATCTAATGCTTTTACTTCTCTATTACCAACCATGATTATAATTTCTTTCATTTTAATTTCCTCCCACACATAGGACAATAGTTTATTTTAAATGTAGCCCCACCAGTTAAGTCTAAACCGCCATTTTCCTCAATTCTCCACAAATCTAAATCTCCATTATCATAAATATACAAGTCATAACCACTGTCTTTCCAGTATATGTCTAATGGGATACTGTGTAGATTTTCTGATTCACACCACTTACACATTTAAAAACCTCCTTAATATTACCAACCCCTTACCCCTTGCAACTCGTATCTTCCAGTCTCTAAATTATATTCATATATTTTTGTTTCAATAGGAATTGGATACATCCCATAAGCATATTCAGAAATCATAGCATATCTATAAGTGTACTCAAAAATATCAGTTTCATTATTTATAACAATTCTATTTGCTACTGAAAAATCGTTAAACAATCCCATTAACCTACCGATACCATCCCACGCATCATCCTTATCATTGGACACTAATATCTCATAATAGTACACTTCAATCACTCTCCTTTATATACACCCTGACAACATTACCATCTACACTCATCGGCTTACTGCTATACCCGTATTGTTTTTTAATCTCCCTACCTAAATTCGACTTACTTAGTGCTTTGTACCCATTCTTACCACACCACATCTGATATTGTTGATACACATCGCTAGTACTCTCGTTTTCTATTTTCGGGTCGGCATCATAAAACCATTGTAGTACATTATTATTGTCTAACATATACGCTTCTTTCTCTAACTCGGCTTTACTTGACTTGGTAAAACTTTTTCTGGCTAACACTCGTTTCAATCCATCTATCCCCAATTTCAAAAGGTACTCTATACTTTCTGGTTGTAGTAACTTGTCCTCAATAAACGGGTCATAATCGGAATCCTTACTACTGAATTTTGCATTGAACGGGATAATTACAAGCCTTCTGGAAAATCCATCGGTTCGGTCATTTACGTTCGGTATCTGATTTGCACAAAATATTTGAGTTGCATAGGATTCTAGTTCAAACGGTTGTGCATATTTTCGCTGGGCTATAAACGATTCCCCTGTCACTACTTTTTTGAAAACACTTGACCCCTCCATATATTTACTGGAAATGTCATCTCCAATATTAGCAAGTTTGTTGTATAATTCGGCTGGTTTGAACGTGTCCTCCAACTCTCGTATATCCAAACTGGTGTAGTTCTGTTTCCCTAGTAACTTCTTGATTAGGTTCAGTATCGTTGATTTTCCATTACTGCCTTCCCCTGTTAGAATAAAGGCAACTTGCATATTGTTCTTTCTATACAGTGAATACCCAATCATTTCCTCTAGTAGCATACGCACTTCTGGGTCTCGACAACTTACCTTGTCTAGTGTCTTGTCCAATAACTCATGGTAGGCATCTGGGTTGTAGTTGTAATCCACTCTATTGTTGATTATTAGCCTTGGACTATATGGTAACTCATCCATGGTCTCAATATCCAATATGCTATTCTTTAACCCCACGTACTTCGGACTTGCATATTCACCCTTCTTGGTGGTCTTTAAAACAATATACTTATAAACCTCCTTCCTTTGGGATTCCTTTAGGCTCGGTATCTTGGACAACATAACCCGTTCAAATTCTTCTGGGTCATTACTGTAAACATTGTCCATGGTATAGATACAAACTTGATTGTCAATCTTCATTATGTTACTATTCGCCAACATATAATTCCCGAACCTATCATGTAGAAATGCACCCTTGTCACTAAAGAAAATTTCCTCGGAAAACGCTTCATCCCTTGTAATAGTGTCTATTTCCTTGTCGGTCAATGGTTCATACAGAACATATTTATTAGCTACCCTGATTATTTTTCGGACTTCTTCTCTTGACAACCCATACTTCTGGAGTTCCAAAATGTAGTTGAACAATGTCTGATTCCTAGTTTTCGTATGTTTTAAGTCTGGGTCAAATTTACTAATCGGTCTTAGGAAAACTGGCAACTCATCTAATTCTGAATATGTCTGTAACCACTCTCGTTCAATGGTCTGTTGGCTTGTCACATCAACTTGTTCGCCATCTACAATACGCTTGGTTGTCACATCTCGGGTAATCCTCAATGGTACTACCCTATCTTTGCTACCTAATCCAACATCAACTTTTATTCCCATCGCACTGAACACTCCAACGGATTGAGATTTTATCCACCCGTCATCCAGAAAATAAAAGTGCATACCCCTGCTTGTTTTGAGTATGTCGCATCTTAGTTTTAAATCCCTTACAACCCTCAAGACAATTTCTGCATCATCTTCACTGTCAACATCTATCTGGACAATATCTTCTCGTAATATACCTAGGTAATCACCCTCTGGAGGGGCATCTAACCAATTTGACTTGTCCTTTACAGATGATAAGGGAGTTTTACCGTTGCTTAGTAAATACCCCCTAAATAATTTCGCCATTCACTCACCCCTCTTTCTGACAATACTATATTACCATAACCCGTCAAATTTGTCAATACTATTCCCCCAAAAAATCTTTAATTCTTTTTTCAGCTAAATCCAAATACCATTGTCGGTCTAGCCAACAAGGGGTCTCCATCTCGGTTATATCCTCATTTACAATCACACAATTTTCTGGTGTACCTGCTGTTTTATCTATACTACCAATCTCTTTTTCTTTGTGCTGTTTATATAATGTTCCCCCATCTCCAATAGTTGCGAATACCCTATAAACTTTATTTGTCAATGGTTCGCCTTTATATATGGCGTACTCATACTTGCTACTGACTTTTGTAACAAATTGAAATTCAATCATCTTTCTTTCGTTCATTATAGTGTCATAAGGCTCAATACCGTTTACAAAATATTCTCTAACTGCTTTATTGACTATTGGCAAATGATAATCTAGTTTATTAAGTCGCTTTACATAAGCACCAATGGACTTTACTTTTCCGTTTTCATGTAGGAAGATGGCGTTGTTTACGTCTTTTTGCCAAACATTTGTTATTATGTCATGCCCTAGACCAAGTCCTGTTTCTCTCTCCCACTCATCGCATATTCTTTTATATTCTGGAAAATCATCTTTAGAGTGTAATTTTACAAGGATTCCATCAGTATTTATATTTACAGATTCTACCATATGTTCAACTCTTTCCAAAAGCATTGTCAAGGCTAATTGTCCATTAACACACACGCTTCTTCCGTTCCTGGGGTCATACAGTGGATTGTATTTATCGAGTGACCCTCCATATGTTTTATTAAGAACCAATTTATATCTCTCTTGTCTTGGATTACCTTCGGCTTTCAGTTTAAATCTCGTATCATAAATCTCCCTAACCTTATCCTTAAATTTAGCACTTCTGGAAAGAAGGTCAAATTCAAGCATCATGGATGTATACATCAAGTTTACATCACTTAGAACAAAAAACCCTTCCCCGAAATAACTTGGTTTTGCTCCATGAACGCCACCCCATGCAAATTTAGTGGGTATCCCAGAAATCTCTGTTTCCAAGTCATCTGTAAAATCCGTTAAATTTTTGGCTCTTTCCTCAAACCATTCTTTTACAAATTTATACTTATCCAATTTTACTTTATCAGTAAATTGTATATCATGTTCGTCTTTATAATCCTTCCTAACAGCCCCTAATATATAGGCGGTCAGTTGGGTTTCTGTTTTACTTATCATTGTTAGTGGTAAATTAAATTCTTGAATAAGCCCATACAATGTTTCAAATTGACCAGCAGTTTCTACAAATATATGGAATGTCTCTTTTACATCATACATACAATATTGTTTTGTTGATTCCAGTTCTTCCTTCGTTAATGGTCTATCAAGGTCAAATGGAACATCTGTTTCTCGTATATCGTGTCCAAGAAATGCTTCTAGTTCTTTGAGTGACCTAAACCCGACTTGTGCATCGTAATTTAGTATTGGAAATTTACCCAACAACTTGGAAAACTCCCAACCTTTTCTACCCTCATCTATTATCCATTTAGTTATTTTATACGGGTCGAACCCAGCTAATATTCCCTTGGCTATCCATTGGTCAAACCCCCTAGAATTATACCCCACCCATATAGTGTATTTATATTTTTCGTAAAACTCCTTAAATCCATCTCTATCGTTTATTATACACCCTTCTTCTCTTGTATCGGTATCAAGATAACAAACCATCCAATCATACTTAAATGTCTCAAAGTCATAGAAAATCATAATCTCACCCCTTTATTATGGTGGAGAGTGCCGAGATTCGAACTCGGGTCTTTACTTGTTCCCACGTGGGGTCTTGCAAGTAAATCGAAACCAATCCACCCCCATAGATAATTAAAGGACAGTTTTAAGTGTTGTCCAGCACTATATATTTAATAAAAGGAGGGTCTAATTAAAATTCTTCTTCCTCTTGTAATACCTCCAATTCTGGGAATGACTTTTCGGTATCTTTTTCCCCGTAAGAAACTTTTATGATATGTTCACTGCCTATCGGTATCATTGGTATAGCATCTTCTATGTCTGAAAGTTTGGTGTATTCAATTTCCTCACCCAACATCCCTTCAAGTAAAGCTAACACTTCGGCTATGTTTTTGTCGGTTATAAACTGGTAATTCAAATTTTGCAATAGTTTGTTGTAGAAGAATACCCTATTACTACCTAGTATTCTGAATCTGGCTTTTAACATAGGCAACCCACTATTTTTGGATTCCCCAGCTTCTAGTTGTTCAATTCTCATTTTGTAAACGCCTTCTCCTACTGGTTCCATACTTGCTTTTGCTTGTTCTACATCTTCTGGTTTAGCTATGTTGTCAAATCTCTCCCATACACTACTCATTAAGCATCTCTCCTTTAAAATTTTAGTTTATCTTTACCATCTAAATGCATTATAGCATACCTTGAATTAAAATGCAAGAGTTATTTTTGATTTTTTTTTCAATTTATTTTCCAGTTGCTATAGCAATCATAAATTGAAGCACCTCATCTCTACTAAATCCAGCATTTCTCATTTCTTCGTACACTATAAACAATTCCCTAGATGTTTTCCTAAATTCTTTACGTGTCAGTTCTTCGGCAACATCTTCCATCATCTTATCATTAATCTCATCTAAAAACCCATCGAACATTCCTGCCATTAGATTAATCCCCCTTCCAAAATATCCTCCATGCTTATTATCGGTGTTTCTTTCCTTCTACTAATACAAGCCGAACATACCCCACAACCTACGGGTTCTTCTTCACCCTGCATCACTTTGTAAAATCTCTCTACTTGGGATTCTACTCTATATAATGCTCTGTCCAGTATTAGTTGTGGTATCTGTATTATTGCTGTGTTTACTGGATTCTCTTTTGTGGCAACTGCTATGAAAAACGGTAATTGCTGACCTGTGTTTTGTCGGACAATTTCTTGATACACAGCTCCTTGAACGTCATACCCCCAAGGGGTGATAAAATCGAAATACTGTCCATCTCTTCTAGTTATGCTCGCCATAACTTTTAGGTCTACTATTGCTTTACCTTCCGAATAGCTGTCAATCTTGATTTTAAAGGGCACACCCGATATTTCCCCTGTCATTGTTACTTGTTTTTCGCCAGAAAGAAATTGTTGGAATATTGTATCATTGGATATTTTCTCTATAACTTCATCGGCAACCTTAAACTCGGATTTTAATTGTCCTTTGGTTGCACCTCGGGATGAAATTATTTCGGGGTGTTCCTCTTTAAATTGTTCCAGTGTTCCAGAAACATAAGCGTCAACGTAGGAACCTACTAGTAAAGCTGTTGATTCATATTTTTCACCACTCATGGCACTTACTTCGCATTTCTCGAAAACCTTAAATCTGGAAACACTCATATAATGTTCATCGGCAAAATATTCTTTATCAGTGGACAGTCCATCTGGATTAATCAAATGGATTCACCACCTTGACCTTCTCGGTCTTAACTCCAATATCTTCCAATTCTTCAACTGCGTGTAATCCCATCATAAGTTCGGGTGCAAATTGTCTACCGAAAAATGTATATGCTCTGTATGTCAACATCATTTCTGGCATAGTCAACCATTTACTACCCGACTTCTTACTCCATCCTTCTGCGTGTACCATCTTCATTGTGACGGTCGCACCCTTTAGTGTCTTACCATTTCTTTCGGCCGACACATAACAACCCCAACTATCCTTCCCTTCTTCTCCAACAAAATTCACTTCCACATTGGAAAATTGTCCAGATGAACGTATTAAACTTGCAATAGCTTGTCCACTGAAACTTGGCTTTCCTTGGATGATATATAGGTTCTGCATTACTGCTAATGGACTTAACCCCATTCTACTGGCAAGGTCTACACATATGAGTATGTTTTCAGGTCTGTTCTGGTAGGATATTGGGATTACTGTTGATTTGGATAGAAATTCAGCCATCTCCATCATCTTATCCCATTCCAACACTTCTCTTTTAACCATCAATTTCTCGGATTCTTGTGTTACTGGTAAATTCGTTTCCTCATCAATAATCTCATCTTCCAAAATTTCTTGTGGTTCTTTACTCATAATCATTCCCCCTTATAAATTGGCTCTTAATAAACTACTATCCTCAAAATTATAAAACTGTTCCAGTAGTAATGGATTGTCTTGGGCTAACACCAAACTCCCAGATGGTTCTCCAGATTCGGTGTAGAATAAATATACCCGTCTACCATCTCTAAATCTCACATACATCTTGTCATAATCTACGTTGACACCATTCTTAAAAACTATTGTCCTGTTCACTCCAACCCCTCCTTCTTAACTCTTAGCTTAATACTATATTACCACAAGTAAACCCAAAAGTCAAGGGGTAATTTAAAGTTTTTTCAAATGTTCATAAAGTTCGTAATATAGTAAGTTGTATATAATCTCCCCACTATCCTTTGGTGTCACGAACCATGTTTGAAGATTGTTGCGTATTGTCCAGCTTAGTAGACTTGCCATAAATGCCTTTGGTGTAAATTTGGAACGGTAACTACCATTAAGTAATTTTCGGAATGTAGCATTTTCTATTACCAAATGAACCTTCTGTTTGTTGTCTATTGACCGTTGAAATTCTCGTTCAAATCTATCCCTACCTTTTGTGAAGTTTCCAGAAATTTCGTCAAGTGAACCCTTCCTCTCGATTACAAATTTATAATCAACGTCTAATTCTGGGTAGTTCGGTAATCTGAAAGTATAATCCCCCACATCTAACTTTTCAATCTCATAAGGGATTTTATTCTTATCCAACCACTCTAGTATATGTTGATTCTTTTTTTCTCGGGAATCACATATTATTATCATATCAGATAACGGTTTCTTTGTCAAGGTCATCCCTCACTTTTTTTAAGATTTTTGATATTTGACTTTGGCTCACTCCAAGATACTCACTAATTTCTGATTGAGTGTAACCCATGTATTTCAACCTAATAATGTCTCCATATTCGCCATCCAATAGGTCTTGTAACATAATTGATTCCAGTATATCCTCATTATAGTCATATGACAACTGGATTAATTCTTGGTCATTGGTAAATTCATCATCCAAATCATACATCCCGTTATTAGTTCGTTTTTGTGCTTTGTTCTTCTGATTCTGCTTTATTACTAGGAAATCGGAACGCATCTTGAAATAGTTGGCTAGACTACCTTTTTTCGGATTGTGGTGTATAACTGATTTACATAATTCTATCGCCAATAAATCCCACCATTCTTCTGGGTCTAATCCTTTTAGTCCAAGATACCAATATGTTAATGCTATGTTATCTTCTACTATTTTGGCTTGTTGTTCTGTTAGTTTGATATGTCTCACCCCTTAGCTTTTTTCGTCTATGATTTTTACTAATTCAGCACTTATTGACATTGTATCTCCCGTATCATTTACTATTACATATACCGTTTTATCAGTCGCACCCCATAGATGATGTTCGAACGTGTGTATTACATCGTAGATTCCTTCTTCAAATATAGATTCTGCAAATCCATTTTCATCATGTTCAGTTACAAAATTAAATCCATATGGTATCTTAACTTTCATTTACTTATCCCCTTTCTATCTAGCAAAATTATGATTCCCAATACTATCCACTATCTCTCTACTCCATACCCAACTATCACTACTTACAATCACTGGATTATAAAAAAACAATACATCTGCTGGTACAACTCTTTCTCCATCTAATACCCGTTGTGCCAATTTCAACGTTTCTTCGGTCGGCTCATTGTAAATGCTCCCATTACTTACTGGACTAAATTGATTCTTTTGGAATATCACCCCTTTTAATGTATCTGGGAACTCGTCACTCTCCATTCTATTAAGGATAACATTTCCAACTGCTATTCTACCTTCGGCACTTTCACCCTTGGCTTCGGCATGGATAATTCTGGACAACCAATATAAATCATCTTCCTTTACCACAGGCTCTACAATTTCTTCTACCGTTTCTTCATCTTCTATATATGTAGATTCTACTACCACATACACCAATTCAATTTCCGATTCACACTCATGGTCTATTTGTTCCACATCACCGTACCTAACAAGTGTCCAAAGTATTATCGCTATCATTATAAATAACCCGAATTGACCTAGTTGTTTTCTTTCCCTCATCGTACCCCTCCTTTCAATATACATATATCATACCATATAATGTAGACAGTTTCAAGAACAATTTTCACTTTTCCAGCAATAACAGATAATAACAGAAAATAACAGATAATTTTTAACTTCTGTAAACCAGCAACCCATTGATACTACTGGGTTTGGTCGGTCGACTAACAGATTTACAGCAAAAATCCCTATTCTCTATATATTTATATACTCTCTCTTAAAAAACTTTTTTTCTTAAAAGAAGTGTAAATATAGGGGTAAAAACCGTTATAAATGTTGAAATCTACCGTTTACAGCAGGGTCGAAATTTCTGTTATGTTCTGTTAAGTCGAACAGGATAAATGTGATGGTT